GAGTTTGTACATTACTTGTTACACCATTTAAGTATCCAAATTCTGTATTTGATATTGAGCCATCATGAATCTTAGTTGCATCAATTGCAGCACTAGCATTAATATCTGCATTAACAATTACACCAGAACTAATAGCAGCAACACCTGTATCAGCAATAGTAATATCTCCTGATACTACATTGTCAATCCATTTAGATGTAGCTGTATCATAAAATAATAATGATGCATCTGCTGGAGATGTAATATTAACATCAGTTAATTCTGCTAATTCATTTGCTGTTGCAACTTGAGCATCTACATAAGTCTTAATAGCTTTTGCTGAAGCAAGAGTATTATCACTAGCAGAAACACTTGTTAAATCTGTATCTAAAACTCCTGAAGCTAAATCTGCAACTTCAAGATTTATAATACTATTACCAGTACCATTAGCATCAATAGTTTTATTTGTTAATGTATCAGTAGTTGCTCTACCTATTAATGTATCTGTTGATGTTGGAAGAGTAAGAGTACCAGTATTTAAAATACTAGAAATAGTTGGAGTTGTTAAAGTTTTATTTGTAAGTGTTTGAGAACCAGTTAATGTTGCAACTGTTGAATCTATATTTAAAGTTATTGTTTGAGCAGAACCTACACTAGAAATACCTGTTCCACCAGCAATAGTTAAAGTTTGTGAATCTAAATCAATTGATTGAGCACCACCAGTATCACCTATAAAATCTAAATCTTGTACAGTTACTTGTGCATCTACATATGTTTTAATTGCTTTAGCACTAGCTAAGGTATCATCACTTGCTGATACTGAATTTAAATCTGTATCTATATCTGTAATTGCTGTAGCTGAACCAATAACTAATGAATCTAAATTTACTGTACCATCAAAATAGGCATCTTTAAATTCTAAAGATGATGTTCCTAAATCAATATCATTATCTGTTGTTGGTACAATTGCACCATCAATAATTTTAAATTGTTCAATTGATACACTACTAACATCAATTGAAAATTCAATTTCATTATTTGATGTATCAATAGTAACTTTGTTTAATGGTGTTTGTAATCCTGCATCTCCAATTAAAGCTATAACAGGTCCTTCAGAAGCAGTACCATCATGTTTATGTCCTGTTGAATTATTAAATGCTGCTAAGAGTTGATTGTATTCATTATTAAATAATGATGCTGATATTATATCACCATCTGATAATGAACTCTGTCTAGTATATCCTGCCATATTATCTTCTTCCTCCTGCTATAAATGAAACAAACATTCCGTTAACTGAATAAGGTGCGTTAGTGTCATCACTAAAAAATTTAAAATTATTAGAAAAACCACTTCCATTAACTAATATACTTTTACTTGGTAAGATAGCTGCTCCAAATACGTTTGCACCAAATACTGCTGTTCCAAATAAAGCTGGTGAATTTAAATTTCCTACTGAAAAATTATTAGGTTGAGGAACTTCTGAATTATCAAAATCATATCTTATTCTTAATAATAAATCGTTTTGAGTTCCTTCAGCTTCAATGTTAGCTTTTACTTTATATAAACTTTTTCTTAAACCATTATCACCATAATCCATATCTGGTGTTTGAAATTCTGCTTCTACATTATTACCATCAAAGCTATTACCAACATCATGTTGATAAACATAACCAGATTCATCTGCATGATAAATAACTTCTGTACCTGAACTATTTAAATCTGAAGTACAAAATTTTACAGGTAAGCCTTTTGTTTGACTCCATTCAAAAGCAGGTATACCTTCTGCACTATATTTAAATGTACCAATGATTCCTCTTTGACCAGAATCAGCTTCACCTGTTTTATAATAAAATAATCTATATTGACTTCGTTCTCTAATTACAATACTTGATATTGTATATATACCAAAATTATTTAATAAGTCATTTATTAATGGTAAAATTTTTCTTGATATAGAACCTAATTCAACGTCATCAATTCTAGCTGTACCAGCAACTGTTCTTAATCCATCAGGTGCTAAGAATATTAAATCTCCACCTATCTCTTGAATTGAGTTTCCACTTACACAACCAATATTTTTAGTTACTGATTTAATTATAGGAGTAGAATCAAGGTTTGTCAACTCATATATACTATTTTTACAAAATATAATTAATGAATTTCTAAATACTTTAATACCTGTAATAATATCTCCTACATCAATAGACCCTGCAGAAGCTCCTTCAAAATCCCAAGGTTTTAATCTAGTGCTATAATATACGGTACTAGGATAGTCAGGATTACCTGCAACAGCTAATCTTTCAGAAAATTTTTCAATAAATTTACAGGCTGTAGGTGCTGAACGTTCTATTTCTAAAAAATGATAACCATCATCATCTATTTGAAATTCACCTATTTTATTTTCACCATCAACAAAATAAATTGCTCCAACAGTTCCTTCAGATTCAAAATGAATAAACTGTAAATTTGATTGATTAGCTCTAATTACTGTTGGTGCAGATGCTAATGACCCAGATGCTAATCCACTATGATATAATGTTAAATTATTTTTTGTAACTGGAGCATTTATATCTATTGTTATATTAGTATCACTATTAATTGCTATAATGTGATAATAATTATTATCTATTTTTATAACATCATTTAAATGTAACTCAGTAGTAAAACTAGTACTATTACCTAAAACAGTAGCTGAACCTGCATTTATACTAACAGTTCCTGATATGGCTACAAACGTATCTTTATTTATTTGAACATAAGATGTTCCATCATTACTCCAATATAAATCATTATCTTGAGCAACTAATACACCATCATTATAATTTTTAATTCCGTGTATTAAATCAGTAGAAGTTCCAGATGGAATTACAGCACTTGTAGTTCCCCATTTTTGATAACCACTTATTCTTCTATAACCACCAGTTGTAGCTGATTCAAAATTTTGTAATTTAGTTGCTGCACCTGGAGTTCTAAATAAAGCATGTGAACTTGAAACTAAGTCCAAGCCACCTTGTACAGTAATGGAAGCTCCTTGTGTTGGCATCTATTATTCCTTTATATAAATAATCTTCTATCATCTTCCACATACTTAGGTTGTGGAGCATTTAATTGTTCAATCATTTTATTTAAACCTTTTTTATATTCATCTAAAGCTAGTTGAGCTTGAGAAATATTATCTTTAAATTGATAAATATAATATCTTGCTCTAGCTAATAGTACAGGTTTATATTGTTCTGGAAATAATACTACATCAGTATCATTAGTTAATGTTGAAGGTCTATTAAATGCGTTAAAATAAATTCTATAAACTCCATTTGGAATTGGAGATAAACCAAATCTTCTACCATCTTCACTTCTTAAAATTTTAGTAGGTACTCCATAATTTTGTTGATTAGATTTATCTTGTTCTTCACTTGACGCATAAAAATCTTTCCAAGTTTCTAATGTTACAAAAGATAAACTATGAATAGTATAAGGTGCAGTTTTACCTGTTACACCTTCTTCAGTTAATGTAAAACTATCCCAGTCTACATTTGAATAATCTGTATCTACACTTGATGAACCTGTTTTTAATAAGTACCATCTAGTACCTGCAACAGTTTCTACATAAGTATTACCATTATAATTATTTTGAGGAGCTGCAGTTGTTAACCATGACCATGTATCTTGAGCATCTACTATATCAAAGTAAGCTCTGTTAACACAGTTAGCTACAAATTTTTGTATTGCTACAGCACCAGCTACACTTGTAAGTTCAGGTTCATTTATTTCAACTAACAGTTCGTTAGTCATTGATAGATAAGTTTTAGCCATTTAACAATTCCATGCTCTTAATGATTTATTAATTCTTGAATTAGGGTCTCTTGCAGTTTTCTTAGAAGTTAATTTCTTTTTCATGCCTCTCATTCTAGCACAAAAAGATTTTCTTCTATTAGCATCTTTTTTAGTTTTAGGATTGGGAGCAGGTGGTTTAAGGTTTCTTTTCTTTCCAGTCTTAGTTCGACCTTTATTATAAGATGCTCTACCCTTTGCGTTCAAACCACCTTTAGGGTCTTTACCCTCTTTACGAGTCCAAGCAGGTGAAGACAATATTCCCATGTGAAATTACTTTTTCTTTTTAGACATCATACCACCATACATCATTTTCTTTTTATCAGATGCTTTAGCATGTACTTTGCCACCATGTTTATATTTACCTTTGTTTACTACTTTGCCACCTGGCATTGCTTTTTTCATTGGCATATTAAATCCTATTTGTTTATTAATTGGTATAGTAGGGGATATTGCTACCCCCTACCATTTATATACTATTAGTCGATAACGTAGATAATTTTACCTACTGAATCATCTCTAAGTACTTTTCTACCCCATACCATTAGACCTCTAACGATATCGCTGAATGTAGCCGTATCTCTAACAGTTTCTACTTTGTTCATTGCTGAAGCAGCAGATACTGCAGATATATGACCAAATAAAGCTTCAGGCTGCGTAGCAGTACCTGCTGGTGAAGCACCAGTTAAGTCATTAGTTGGTAAGTTGTTAGATTTGTACATTTGGAAACCTCTAAGTAATCCAGATGCTACCAAACCGTTTCTAATTGAACCTTGACCTGCGTTGAAGTCAACAGTTAATAATTTAGAAGCTGTGTTTGATAAAACATTGTACCACTCAGGAGCTGCCACAAACCATCTGCCTTCTTCTGGAACGTTGTTTTCATCCAACTCTTTCGCAGCTAAAGCCATTTGGTTTAGAGGGTCAACTTCACCAGAACCGAATCCAATATCAATCGGAACAGAAGTTGTTCCCATACCAGTTGTTACACCAGCACCTGCAGAAATTGCAGTCATGATATTTGCATCCATTGCATCTCTCAATTTGTACGCAGCATTGTCTGATGCAATCGCTTGGAAATTAACATGAGAGAATCTTTTCTCTAAGTCATCCAATTTGAATGCAAAAGATTTAGCTTGGTCAATTGTAAGAACAAGTTCTTGGTCTGTTAAGTTAGTTGATGTTACAGCTAAACCTCTAGTGTAATCGTTTACACTAATTTGAGGTTCTTTGATAATGTTTACTGTATCACCAAAGCTTGAGATTTCGCCCATGTAGTCTGTGTTACAGATTGCTTCTGCAACAGCAGCTTTTCTTAGAGCTATTTGTACTTTCTTTGAATAGACTTCAGGAATAAAAAAACCATTAGTTTGACCTGAAACGGCTAATCCAAAGTTGTACGTAGAACCACCAGCAAATTTTGCCATAGTTATACTCCTTTGTTATAGTTGTTGATTAATAAAAATAAGATAGAATTAATCTATAATTCTACCTTCCCTCTGAGCTTTTACAATTTCTTTTTCGTATTGCATAAACTCAGCATCTGACATTTTAGCAATATCAGAACGTTTGAAGAAATTTTCCTTTGATTGAGGAACTTGTACTTGCTCATTAGTTTTAACTAATAAATCAGCACCCTCATTCTTAGGTTGTTTCTTACCAGGTTTTTTATCTAATCCAAGTCCTCGGTCCTTCTTATACAAGTCGATTGCTCTTGCTGCAAGTTTACCATCAGAATTATTTTCGTATATCCATTTTTTAATTTCCATTGGTTGAGCATCAGCCCATTGATGAAAATCATCTGACTCTTTGATATTCTCAAAGTC